AATAGTCAAGGGACTCTATCAGGTTTCTTCGACAGTAAAAAATAAGGAGAACTTATGAAAAAAGGTGATATAGTTACAGTAGTAACAATGACTGGAGAATATGTAGGGGAACTTGCAAAGACTGAACCGTTAACTTTAAAAAATCCTAAAATGATTGTTCAAGCACCGAATGGTGGTATGGGATTTGCGAAAGGAGTTGCAGTAACAGGAAAAGAAAATCCAGAATCAATGGTGATATCGAGTTATGTTTTTGTTTCAGAAGTCAACGAGAATGTTGCAGAAGCTCATAGAACTGCAGTCTCAGGTATCGATGTTGCAACACCAGAAGAAACAAAGATTGTAACATCTTAATGACTAGTCGTGAAGGATATGATGCATACACTTTATACCTTGGTATAAAACTACACTTCTATTCAAACGACTATGACTTTGTTAAGTATAATGGCAAAGTTAAAGCAGATATAAAGTCCTTTCTAAAACGGAAGGACAAATATCATTTTGGTAAACTTCATAGAACACATAAACAAGAACTACAAGATTTCTATATTGCAAACCTTTCAAAGAAAGACTTGTGGGCAGGAGATTTATTGAGTGAAGAATGTGTTAAAGTTTACAAAGAATGGAAGAAGAATAACCAGAAGTTATCTTATCTATTCGAAACAGAAGTAAGTGATTTACTTCGTAAGAAGGATATACAAAAGGTGTTAGAGGTAAAGAACGGACAACACCCTATTCTTTTAAAAGAATTTATGGCAAAGAAAGTATCTTTAGAAACAATCTGCATAATGGATGAGATTGTAGAATTTACGAAAGATTGGGATAGAATGATATCAGAAAGAATCGTCTATCCAGAGATACACAATAAGATAAACAAATATAAATCATTCGTTGATTTCGACCGAGTGAAATATAAAAAGGTATTAATAGATTTATGCGGATAAGCGGTGTTCTTAAAAACCAGAACATAGTTATGTATAAAATAATTAATCCTAAGACCTAATTTGGGTATAAATATATCCAGATTCGTTATAAGATTTATTGAAAAACCCCTTTACAGGAAAGTAAATAAATCATATAATGGACTAGTCAGTATTACAGGTGTGATACTGATTTATACAATGCTAATACAATGCAATACGATAGGAGAATACAATGTCAGCATCATTAGATAAGCTACGCCAGGCTATGGAGTCTGCCTCACCAGCTCAAGGTGAGAAAAAATCCTACAATGACGATACTATGTGGAAACCAGAACTTGATAAATCAGGTAACGGTTATGCAGTAGTTCGTTTCCTACCAACACCAGAAGGAGAAGAAATGCCGTGGGTTTCATATTGGGACCATGGTTTTCAAGGACCTGGCGGTTGGTATATTGAGAAGTCTTTAACGACTCTTAATAAAAAAGACCCTGTAAGTGAATACAATACTACCTTATGGAATTCAGGTATTGAAGCAAACAAAGAACAGGCAAGAAAACAGAAACGCAGATTGCACTATGTTTCAAATGTCTATGTTGTTTCAGACCCTAAAAATCCTGATAACGAAGGAAAAGTTTTCAAATACAGATATGGTAAGAAAATCTTTGAACAACTCAAAGAAGCAATCTCACCAGCATTTGAAGATGAAAGTGCTATCAACCCATTTGATTTGAGAGAAGGAGCAAACTTCAAAATCAAAATCAGAAAAGTAGATGGTTACTGGAACTATGACAAATCAGAGTTTGACTCAACTTCACCATTAGGTGATGAGACAATGATTAACTCTACATTTAGTCTAGTTCACTCCTTAAATGAAGTAATCGCTCCGAATGAGTTTAAAACTTATGAAGAGTTGAAAGAAAAACTTGATAGAGTATTAGGTCTATCAGGTGCGGTATCAAATAGCACTGCAGAAAGTATAGCAGAAGACCAGGAAGAAGTGCCATGGTCAAATGTCAATACTGAAACAGTAGCTGCTGAACCTGTAATCGCATCAGCAGAATCAACTTCTGAACAGTCAAGCGAAGGAGACGACGCGATGGATTACTTCAAAAGATTAGCAGAGGATAGCTAATCTTTGTATTGGGTGCTCTCGTGTATACATTATGTGTTAGTGATGAAGAACGAGAGCAGACTTGGACCGTGGAAATGATAAGGGGGCACCAAGTAAGGGAAAGACTTTTAGCAAATAGCGGAGAAGTCGGTATGGAGCGGGTATGCTGTAAAGCGTGGGGCGACTATACACCTATTTAAGGAGAATTATGCCAGAAGTGAGACCAAGAATTAACCCTAAGAATCGACAGGAAGAACCTTTCGATAGAATGCTTAGGAGATTTAAGAAACAGTGTGAAAGAGCTGGTATAGTTCAAGAGGTTAGAGATAGACAATATCACATCAAACCAAATACTATAAAGAATCAAAAGAACCAAGACATCAAAAGAAGAAAGAAACTTGATGCAAAGAGGGCTTCACTAAAAGGTTATAGACCGAGATAATGACACAATGGCATGGAGGCAAGGGTTCTAAAAGAAGAAACTCAGACGAAAAGAAATATGCGGAATCGTGGGAACGAATCTTCGGTAAACCTCAACCTAAAATAAAGTCTCGCAAAGAGACTCCTTCACATGCATCTACTCAGGTGCATAAAGATAAAACAAAAGTTATTCCTCGTAAAGAGAAGTATTACGATAAGTTAGATTAGTAATCGACGCCTTCTATCATTTGATAGAACTAGTATCATTCATTATATTTGTTGAAGAGTTATTATTGTTCTGTTGAACTATTTGTTGAGCTGCTTGAGCGGCAACTGAATCATCTGGTCTAGCTGCTATTGTCGCAGCGTCTATTGCACCACCTCTTTCTGCAATTGCATCTTGTGTAAACTCCATAGCTAAACTTGGGTCGGTACCATCTGCAAGAGCTACAGCACCTGCATCCATAGCTGCCTTAGCTTCATCATAATCTGCAATAATAGCTTTTCTACTCTCTAATTCTTTTTGAATAGCTTCATATGATTCTGCAGCTATGTCATCATCATTAAGTATTGCTTCTAATTGATTTGTAGGTGCAGTCTTAACCATATCTAAGTTAACGAGTGATGCTCTTAAACCTCTTTTAGTATAAAGTCCTGATTCTTCTGCACCCTCCTGGCCTGCCTCTTGTTCTTCTTCGGTCATTTCTGGTGCTTCTTCACCACTGCCGAAGATTAGTCTAACTGCCCAATCTGGTAAAATTTTCTTTGCCATATCTGATATGAATTTACCAATATCAATACCAAAGACATTCTTAAAGAAATCACCGATTGCCTTGAATGGTGCCTTGATTAAATCCCAAATACCACCAAACATATCTTTAAGACCACCGAACATCATGTCGAAGTCACCTGTAAATAGACCTTTAAAGAAGTCAAAGAATCCACCAAAGATTTTAAATATTGAATCTTTGATATCTATGAAGTATTGTATAACTGTATCAACAGCAGCTTTAAATTTCTCAGACTCTTCATACAGTTTCATACCTGCCAAGACTAAACCAACGATAGCTATACCTGCAAGTATATATGGAGCAGCTGCTAATAACATACCACCTGCAGTCATTAATAAACCACCTATGAACGCAGCGGCACCAGTAGCGAATGCAGTTAGTGTTGTCATCAATGCCGTTCCCGCAGCTGCGAGTGAAGTTCCTACGGCCGTGAATGCACCTCGAAGAGCCGTCATGCCACCTGAAAGCATTCCACCTAAAGATTTTTTAAGACTTCCCGCAGCTTTTCCGATTCCCTTTCCTGCATCTTGCATTACTCTTCCAAGATTACCCATAATCTTATCACCTAAGACTCCATCTCCACCAAAAACTTTACCTAGTGCATTTAACTTCTTGGTTGCACCATCAAATGCTCCCATGATATCCATACCTGTAAGTTCTTTAAGACCATCAGAGAAGTTTGAAAGTCCTTCCATTTGAGTTTCTTTAGACTTATCAATAGCAGCTTTTAATTCTTCAGCCGCACTTTCTTGATGTTTATGAATAGATGTTAATGACTCCTCATGTTCTTTAACAAAGAAACTTCTTCCTTTCATCTCTTTGTCTAAGAAGCCTCGTTCTTTACTAAATTTTTCAGTTAAGATTTTATCTTGTTGTGCCTCTTGTTCTGCAAGAGCGTTTTTGGCTTGTGTGAGTTCTGCTTGAAGTCTAAAGTCTAATTTTTGAATCTCATTTTCACCTGCTTTCTTTTCTGCATCTCTAACGGCTTGCATTGCATCAGCGAGGGCAGATTCTTTTTCAGATGCCATTACTGCATCTAAGTTAGTAATCTTTTGTTGAGTTTCTGCTTGTTTTATTAATGAGTCTCTTCTAAGTTTAGTAAACCTCTCTTCTTCTTTTTCAAGACCTTGCATTCTTGCAACTTGACCACCAAAAACTTCTGATAGAATATCTTGTTGTTCTTCGGTTAGATTACTCCAACCCTTTTCTGCCATTTCAGTAGCAGCGGACATACCTTTGATAAGGTCTCTATTAAGAACGGCACCTTTAAATGTATCGGCAGATAGACCTTTAAACTCAGAAACAATTTTAGCTGCCTCTGGTCTCGTTTGAGCTAGACTAGAAATAACATTCTTAAACTCTTTTGTTGTTCCAACTGTAGACTCTTCTAAGTCTTTATTGAACTCATCACGAATGCTTTTTTCTTTATCTTTGGCCTGTTTAAGTTCGTCTACTAACTGTTGTCGAACCTTTTTTATTTCGTCATCTGCCATTTAAATTTTCCTTTATTTTCCGAATGCTTTTCCAGCTTCAGATATTCCAAATGCACCTAAAGTCACAACTACAAATGATGTATAAATTGTTTCAGAGACTTTTAAGTCTAAATCCCAAACTAGTGCTGTGACTAAGTCTGTTATACCGAAACACATCATTAAAAAGAATGAAATAAATCCTATGATTGCCTTTTCATTCAAGTCGTTGTCATCTAAGAACAAGTCTATAAACTTTCTTTTAGGTGGGTCGAGTTGCAACTTGGCCTTTCTAGCCTCTTCTTGCATCTCTTTGATTTTGTCTTCTGATTCGTCTAGTTTTTCGATAAGAGCCATATACTTATCTAAATCAATTTCCACCTCATTTCTGCTTAAATCTTTTTCGTCTGCCATTTTCTACTCCTCATAGTTAATCACGGCACACATAATATAAGTTAATTGTATTTTTTATTATCCTGTCTTTGCTTTTCTTGTTCTAAGTAGTTCAAGAGAAGATTCGTATAAATCTCCCTTTCCCACGGCATCATATCTTCTAATTCTGTTAATGAATAATTATGATGTTGCATCATTTGAAAGTTAGTGTTATAATAATTAAACACCGACTCGTGTGAAAGGGCTATTAAAAAAAATTTTGTAGCCCTTGTAGAACTCTACTTTGTTTAGTTCCACATAGTTCACATTTAAATTCTACTTCCTTTTGTAGTTTAGGAGCATTCTCAAAGAAGTTAGATAATTTACCTAGTTGGTCCATAGTTAAGTTTTCAATAAACTCATCTACATCCTCATCGGTAATATCGTTCCTTTCGTAGACACTTTCTGAATCAAAAATCCTATCTACAGATTTATTTAATAGATAGAATATGACTTCGTTCTCAGGCATTTCAGCAACACCTTTTGTATCTCCTACTTTGAGTAATCTCAAAACTACTCCAACATCATCACTAATCATTATAGTATTATCAGGTATTTCACCATTTACTTCTACTTCTTCAAAGTTAATAAGTGCATCTCCTGTTCCTGAGCAGTCATTTTCTTGACATTTCATTTTAACAGTTGCAGATTCACCAACAGATTTTGAACGAATCTGAATGAACAACCATTCAAGGTCGACCATTGCAAGTTCATTCGAATCTACTTCTCCAAAGGTAACAGTATTAATCATATTTTTGACAGCTTCAAGTGACTCTTCTTGGTCGTCACCTTCTTTTGCCAACATCAATACCTTTTGTTCTTTTACAAGAAAAGGTCGGAACTTTATTTCACGACCATCACTTGGTAGCATCGTCTTATAAGTCGGTGCTGATTGGATTGGTAATCCCATA